CCTGTCGGCGCCTGCGTTGAGTGACCATTCTCCAGAGGCACGGAGTAAGGCAGGTTCGACTGGATGTATATCACCGAGTAGGCTGGCGCCTGGTCAATAATATTTTTGCCATTAAGAAACGTCATTGTCCCGCGCGGATCCGGTTCGGTCGGGACGGAATGATTAGGTTCGCCGATGCTGACAAAATGCGATGCCCTGAAGGTTCCTGCGCGATACTCAGCCGGCCTCCTGATATCCATGCTGTCATTAACACGGACTTTCTTCCTGAGCCTTCCGGTTTTGGTCAGGTTAGCAGGGTCGGCATAAAGAGATTCGTTCCACTCGCCTACCGCTTTGTTGTACTGAACAGCGGTCGCATTAATAGCCCACAACTCAGGATTCCCAACCGGCGACCTTTGAACGATTTCATTCAGCAGGTGAATGGCGATTGTCCGCTGGCGCAGTTTGACATCTTCGGCCACCAGCCCGGCGAATGCTGCCGGGTCAATGTTCCAGCCCTTAGCCATATCACGCCCTCCGCAGTTGAATGGAGTACGCAGCGCCAGCGGAGTCTGCAGAAGCGGTGATGACCTCGTAGCGCTGAAGCTCACCCGTAATCGGATCCGGTGCGGTGATGATATGCCCGACGGCCGGCTTATCAGTCACCTCGTTAACCAGGGCGGTTAGCTTCACATCACCATGCAGAATGTTAACGCCATCGATACGGCGCAGTTTATAGCGCGCCAGCACTCCACGCCCCGTGTAAGTCACCTTCGTTTCAGTGCCGGTTTCCGTCACCGGATCCCAGGCACCCCGAACGGTGTATGACCCAGTGAAATCCTTAACGGCATCCTGCAGGTCGGTATCGAATGCCGCGGCGACTTCGGTTTGCAGCTCGTCACGAATGCCCATTGCACCCACCAATATGCTGCTGAGGTTTAACGATCACAGTACCGTGGAGTTTGCGGGTATAAATTTCGCCGTTGCGCTTAACCCGCAGCGG